ACTAAAAAAGTAGTAATTGAAGCCGAAGCTTTGATAGGAGCTTCATTGCCAACCGATGAATATGTTTACATAGGTGCTGAAACTGAATCGCCAAGCGTTTAACTTTAAAAAACAAAAGATATGGCAGTTATAAGCACATGTGCATCTTTAAAAAACGGGCAGGATGCTTCTTGTGAAGCACCTGTACGTAGATATTTTCAACAAGTAGATTTAATTAATCTCACAGATATTGACCCAACTTCTGTAGTAATAACAACGCCTACAGAAGCAGTGCCAGAATGTGCGTATAACGTTCAATTCTCTTTAAAAGAAGGGAAGACAGGTTATTCTTATAAAGGTCCAGAAACTGGAAGTTCTTACAAAGGGTACTTTGATAAGTCAACTTCTGACTTAGGATTCGTACAATACAAGCATAACTTACAAATGTTATTAGTTGGTATTAGCGAAGAGGCTAAATGCACACTAGACGCATTAAGCAAATCTAAAGTTGTTGCTGCAATTCAATTTACAGATGGTACTGTAGAGATATACGGAATACGAAATGGCTTAACCACAGTTGATTTTACGTATGATGTACAGGAAGGTGGTGGCGGAGCTGCAATTGTATTATCTAGTTTAGATACAGCACCCGAAAATTTAGTTCCGTTGGTTTATAAATCGTTAGTTGAGGGTGGTGAAAACGCTGACTTTGACGCTAATTTTGCCAACCCAACTCCAAGCGTTTAATATGACAGCTAAAGAGTTAATTATGAATGGAAAAGATAAGGTTAGAAGAGATTCTAACCTTATGCATTTCTATCTTATTTTGTTTAAAGAAACTTTTAACGAAACTCCAAACTGTATAAGTTGCTCTTTTTCAAGAGATTGGAATAGATTTTCGGCTTATCACAAAAATAATTCGATAGATTTAATTGCGAATGAAAAAATTACAATTATGGAAGATATAAAAATAAAAAAAGTACAAGGTAAAATCTTATCATACAAAAAAGATAGTAAAACTTACAGGCTGTACGATAACTTATTAACAAATGTATTTATATCTGAATTTCTAACCTACGGTACAGATGAAGAGATAGCAGATAGAAAAAAACTATTTAACATTCCAGTTAAGATACAAGATGTAGAAGAAATTTCACCTATCAAAACAAAAAGAAAAAGAGTTAAGTAATGGCTGATGATAAAAGCATCTTAAAAAAAGCAAGGGCAAAATTTGTAGAACTTTATTCTAGGGTTACGCCAGTAAATAAAGATAAGGACGAAGCCATCTATTATAATGGTGAAAATAACCTTTATCCAAACGAAATGGAAAGGGTGATCTTAAATTCCCCTACTGCAAAGCAGGCGTCAAAAATGCTTTCAAATTATATCTCTGGAAAAGGTATCGAAGGATTAGATCCAATAGTAAATGAAGAAAAAAATTATAAGCTTTCAAATATAGTAAAAATTGCAGCCGTAGATTTAGCTAGGCAAAATGGTGTTTTTTTTCACATAGGTTATAAGTTAAATGCAAATCTAAATTTAGAACCCGTAATTGATGTTTTAGAATATGTGAAAACTAGAATAGGAAAAGAAGATGATGATGATAACATTACTAAGTTTTATTTTAAAGACTTCTCAAAAACAAAATGTTTTATAAATAAAAAAGAAAATGACACTATGTTTTTCTATCCATTTAGTCCATTGACTAACGTAATAGAAGCACAAATAAAAACTGATTATTTAGCCGCAGGAGGAAAAGATTCAGAAGCTGGACTTGCTGAAATGCTACCTTACTTTAGAGGGCAAGTGTATTATTTAAATATGACACCAGAATTTAAATATGCGTTGTCGCCTTTTGATACGGTTTACAACGACATGGATAGTGAATTCAGAATTTCTATGTATATTAATCGTCAAGTAAGAATGGGTTTTCTAGGAAAAACATGCATCGTTACCGCCGGACTAGACGAAGAACAAATTGCAGAGCAGGAAGAGAATATAAAAAAATGGCTAGGCTCTGAAAATACAGGCGGTGCATACACTATGCATTTAAGCGCAACAGATGATATTGACAAGGTATTCAAGATAATTCAAGTACCAGCCGAAATTGATGACAAACTATTCGCCGATACAAAGCTCACGATAAGGTCTAACATCTACGGAGCAGCTAACAACATTCCAGAACAACTTGTTAAAAGTGACGATACCCTTTTCGGAACTAATTCTGGTACTTATGTAGAAATGAAGAAATTTTACACAGAACAGACTGAAAACGAAAGAAAAGCAATAGAAGATACTTTAGCCTATTTAGGGTTTCCATGTAAAATAATACCTATAATAAATATAGAAAATGAATCTACAACAATCTCAATATAATTGCATAGGAATAGTCGCTAAGCATTGCGATAGCTCTAAACTATGCATTGCTGAAGATGAAGCTTCAAGATTTGATTTATCTGAATTATTCTGTGATTTTTGGATAGATATTTTAGATATAATCAAAGAAGTTGAAGATTATGGAAAATATCCAAAACCACCATTGCCAGAGCATTATGCTGAAAAGAAAGAACTTTTAGAAGGAGGTACTTATTTAGATTGTAAAGGAAAAAATAGACCATTTGAAGGGGTTTATAGTATAATGGCTTACTATTCTTATTCAAGATACATCATTTTAAATGGGTTTTCAGACACACCAAATGGATTAGTTCAAAAAACAAATGAATTCTCTATCCCTAAAAGTCTTAAAGAACTGGAAAGTTTCGCGGATAAATATAGAAATATGGGCAGGATTTCATTCGACAGAACCGTTAAATATATATGCTCAAAAAAAGACATCTTTGATTTTAGCGACTGTCCAAAAACTGAATGTGGTTGCGATTCTTGCGGGTGTGGAGGAACAAAAGCTAAAGGATATGGTTTTAAGTCTAGCAACATAAACAAATGAGTACTTGTGAAAAAATAAGAAATGGATTAGTGTTTTGCGATAGTACTGTTAAGAACTATTTTCAAAAGGCGGTCGTAATTAACCGAGAAGATCTACTTAACAGTCAAATATTAACATCAACAGTCTCGATAGATGATGTATATGAGTGTCGTTATAGAGTGTCATTTAATTTAAAAGAAGGATTAACAGGATTTCCGTTTTCAACAACTGAAAATTCAAGTACTATTTTTGGTACTGTTAATAAGTCAGTAGTAGAAGGTATTCCGCAATACGAGCATTCTGTAACTATAAATGTACTCGGAGTTACCGAGATTGCTAAATGTACTTTAAAGCAATTAGATTATAGTGATTATTTTGTAGCTTTAAAATTATATGATGGTACCGTGGAAATATACGGATTTGAGTACGGTTTAACTACTGCCAACTATACATATGACCCTCAAAATTCAGATGGTGGTGCGATTATAAAACTAACATCTAATTCAGAATCGCTTGAAGATGAACTACCATTCATATATGATGGCGATTCAGCAGACTTTGACAACTTATTCGAGAATGTTGTTTTTGTAGCTAAGGGGGATTTTAATAATGATTTCAATAATGACTTTAACAATTAAAGACAATGCCATATCCAGAAGTAATCACGGAAATAAACACATACATCGTTACAAATGGTAATGAAGAGATAACTGCTGCAGTTTTAAATCCTATATTAAGAGATATAACCAATTTTTCAAATGATACAATAGGTAATTTAACTGACTTAACAACTACAGTTACTTCCAACATAGTAGCAGCCATTAATTCTCTAAAGTCAGATGTTACTGAAATAGTTAATAACGGAGTTCAATTATACCAAGGTACTGCTAATCCCAACGTTACATCACCTTCGTCTTCTGTTACGTATGCTGATTTTTATATGCAAGTCGACATAAGTAATAATCCAGTACAATTATGGCAATTTACTGGCACAGAATGGAGTACTCAAAGCTCGGTTTATTCAAAAGCTGAAGTAGATTTGATGGTAGCAAATATATACGCCGCAATAGCTGCCTTACCTTCAACTACTCAATTATTAATGATTGATTACGACATAACTTCAGATGGTGTAGATAGTTTTTTTATCCCTACTGGACGTACGGCAAAACAAGTATTTTTGGATAAGCAACTTTTATTTAAAAGCACCACAAATAACATAGGTCGAACAGATCTATGGACACAAACTGGTGATGTAGTTACGTTAACAACTCCAACAGAAGCTAATAATTATATTCAAATATTTTACCAATAAACTATGAAAAAAATAATTTTATTATTGCTAATAAGTATTTCAGCATACGGGCAAACGGCAACGGGAAAAGAACAATCGTTCCCATATGGAATTAGAAATAAATTACCACAAACAGTAACCACAGCATCATATCTAACAACTATGGGCACAGATGGTACTGAGGGAAGGATTTTGCCTTCATCGTTATTAAGTGTTTATAATCCACTTATAAGCCATCTTGAATACAACAATACGGATAAAACTTTGTGGAACAATGGCAAGAGTGATATTGGCTCTAACACTAGTTTTGGCTACCAAACATTAAGAGCTATAACAACAGGTGAACTAAATTCAGCATTTGGACTTGGCTGTCTAAGAGTCACTACAACTGGATCTTATAATACAGCAATAGGTTATCAATCATTAAATCATAACATAGGAGGTTCTTCTAATATAGGTGTTGGTAAAGATGTGTTGT